GATCCATGATACCAGTCAAGGAAACGCCCAACAATCGTTCGTCTTCTGTGTTGTCTCTCCATATCTTCCTCAAGTATTTGAAGTCAGTAAGTGTGGACTGCAGGGTGCCCAAGATCGTAGCGAGGCGTACCTTACGCTTCAGGCTTTCCAACGTATCGTTTTCACGCACAACCACCTCTGACAAATTACAGAACTGGTAGGGACGCAGGATGATCTCACTGCAGGGGTTGGTGCCCCACATATATCCTGTGTCACGTCGTCCGTTACGGGCAACCTGCTTGTCTGCTGCCTCACGATTGAAGATGCCACGCTCACCCGACTTTGAGTCGTAGAGTGCAAGCCACTCACGCATGAACGTACCCATCTCTGGCTTGTTCTTGTAGGCTACAGAGTTGTTGGCTAGGGCGCGTTGACCCTCATGCTCCCACCACTGTCCTGACTTGGCGTGTGCCATCTGATCATCGTTGAGGTTCGACAGAGAGATCAGGGCAGAGCGACGTACGCCACCAACGACGACAACCTCACCAACCTTGCACATGATGTCGTGACATTCGATAGGATAGAGCCTACGTCCCTTCGCCTTCATAAACGTGTCTATGGTGAAGTTGAACAGGTCAACCAACGGCTGTGGCCCTGACGCACGTCCACCCATAGTCTTGAGCCGCGCACCAGCAGGACGAATACCATCCACATTGTAGCGGGGCACCTGACCGGCATAGAGCAGGGCGATGAGTTCACGATATGCTCTGGCCCATCCCGGCTTCGAGTCGGCCACGTTTATCTCTGTGTCGGACTCACTAAAGTTGTCGGAGATGACGGGCAGCTTATCTACGTTCTCACGCTCGACAGAGAAGCCCACACCAGTGCCGCACATCAGGATGTACATGCACTCGTCGAACGCACGTGGATGATCGACAGGTATATACGAGCAGTTGTACCCACAGATGTTGTCCCGTGAGAGGGCCGGTCCTGCAGTCATCATAGCCCGCATCGACGGCATGATCTCTAGGCTGAGAATAGCATCGTGGATGTCGAGAAGGTCACGCTCCGGTATGTCGAAGTCGTGATTTCCCTTGACATGGTTCGCCATAAAATTTGTGTAGCGGAATACGGTTTCGTCGAAGTTCTCACGACGACCCTCTTCCTCTATCCACCGTGCATAGCGCGACTTATGTATAAATTCTTGGTAGGGTGTTGGTAGCAGATTATTCATTGTTGTCATCCTTTGTTGCGATCAATCTGTTTAGGTAGAACTGTGCTTTCTTGAGGTCTTCGATTCCGTTTTTGTATCTGTATCGCCAGAGGTACTTGATGATGTTTCCCTGCAGGTAGTATTCGTAGCCATCACCCGTCGCCGCTGCGATTGCGTCAAGGCATTCGATACCTGCCTGATTGTAGTGTGCCGGACTGTTGACGTTATCATTCTTTATAGCCTGCTCTCTCATGTATGCCTCGTGTCTCATCACTGCGTCTTGCCAAAGTCTATCTTGACTATGTTGGTGCCGTCCTCGTGCTTTACAGTCGGACCATCATCGTTGCTTGTTTCATTAAGCAACTTTTCCTTGACGTTGTCAAATGCAAGACGAGCGAGACCCGCCTCCATAACCCTGTCAAAGTCAGACTCCAAGAGTTCCATCATGCCATTGATGACTATCGTACCGGCCTCGTAGAACTCCTCGTCCTCTTCAGTTGTGGTATCATACGCAGATACTTGAAAACTTTCCTCGTCGAGTTTACGCAGGATCAAGTACCATCTGTTAGGCATGAGCGATGCCTTCTCGAAGTCGCTCTCATCAATCGTCGTCATCTTTTAGCCACTCCTCTGGTATAGAACCTTCTGCCCACTTGAACCCGTTCTTTTCAGCCCACGCACCATACGTGGTTTTGCTGCCCTTGTAAATTTTATTACGTGCATTTAGGAAGACAATACGAATGTCCAAGTCAGGATGCTGCTCCTTGATCAAGAGCATCTTGACCCTGTCCCCCTTGTCGAAGTAACCCTTCGCCTCAATGATTATGTTCTGCCTAGTGAGGTGAAAGTCCGGAGTGTAGGTGCGAGGCTTGGGTACGTACGTAAGTCGCATCTGCTCATATTCGTACGGAATTTTTTTGCTGCTGAGTTTTTTCGCTATGCCTAACTCGAAGTTAGACCGGAACCCAGCCTTGCGGTTGCCCCGTTTCATATTTGCATTCCTATAGAACCCATTCTTTGTATCACGTACCCTGCCACTCTTGGGGAAAGTCTTTCTATTGTAGACAGTTCGTTTGTCAAACGATTCAGTGGGACGCATACAATAACTCCAGAGTGTGAGAGTCTGCCTATCTTCTGCAATTCAGATTCGAGTGTTGTAATGTCTCGTTTCTCAGTGCCCGATGTGAGTGCGCCCAAGTCACTGTAGTTGTCACGCAGGGTGAGGGGCAGTGCCCGCTCATTCAAACGCAAACGAACAAGCTTACGTTCACCACCACTAGCCCTATGAGACTCGACATACACATGACGAAGGTCTTTGTTCATCTCCATCAGTTCTACCTCGTAGTCTCTAACGAAGAGGTAGGGCATGTTACAGTTCCTTTGTTTTTAGCTTGGTATACCAGACTTGGGGTGGGGATTTAGCCTGTGAAGTCACACGAGCGTGTAGGACTGCATCGGGCCAGCAGTGTTCGCGAAACCCACAGAGGTTGCACTCTTTCGACAAGACCTTGTTTCCCGTACGCAGGGTTTCGCCCTTACGGCGGTACGTCTCGAACTCGTCGGGGTAGGGCTTGAATTCCTTGACATCAGGGTCTGTCAAGAACTTGACGCGCTCTACTGCGTCTGCCAAGTATTTGACACGATCCTCTTCTTGCCACTCAGGTGCCTCGACGACAGCCACCTCACCACTAGACTTGTTGACTACAATCCAGCCACCGAAGGGCATGTCCGTAGCTGCAGCATAGAGGAAGCCCTGCATGACGTACCCGAATGGGTCATCATTCTTCAAGGAGTCATAGCCGCCGAATCCAGTGAACTTGTTCTTGAAGGCCCAGTCACTTGCGGACTTGATGTCCCACACCTTCTCTGTGCCTGTCTCGTCACGTATAATAACGTCTAGAGTGCCCCTGATTGTGTGGTCACCCAGCGTCAGTTCAACCTGACGTTGAGCATCTACGATATCTACACCGGCTTCCCGCATGACAAGCATCAGGATAGCCTCTGTTATGTCGCCAAACAAGAAACGAAACAGCGTATTGTACTGCATCGACTCCTTGTGGCCCTTCTTCTCAAGGACTTGCTGACAGAGCGGACGGCCCAAGCCGGACATACGTATGCGGTACTCGCCGCGTTTGTCTACGAGTTGCCGCTCTACAGAATACTTTGTAATGTCTACAAACTCAGAAAGACTTGCGGGGGAAATCGTTACTTCCCCCCGCAGAGCCTTAGACATGTAGTCTTGAATGTTAAGCAGCGTCAGCATCTTTAAAATCCGCCGCCAGATCGATATCACTATCGTCTGCCATCAGCTTAGATGCTTCCCTGTGTCCATTCATTACGTTTTCGTTGTGTCCCTTCACAGTCTCTACGAAAGTCCCCAACAGTTCCTTGTCGCTGTCCGTAATAGCTACAGTGCTATCGAACGTAGGCATCGGCGTCCAGTAGGTCACGCTGCCCTTCTTCTGCCGATTGGTACGCAGCAGTATGTTTGTCTGCGCCATCAGCTTAGTCTGCTTCGTAAGCCCCTGTATGAAGTCAGCGATAGGCTTGAACCCTGACCGCTTGAAGTAAGCAATCACCGGCTCCTCACTCACCTCGACAGGCGTACCATCGGAAGTACGGAATGATCCGCTGATGCGCCCGTAGATTACCTGATTGCAGACGACAGCACGGGAAGTAAGATAACGAACGTCATCCTTGTCTAGGGCTTCCTCTTCGTCACGGGTGAGGCGTCCACACTTGTTGCCGCCCTGCGTGTCGGGGAAGTCCCCGCCCAACTGATTCTTCTGGACCGACTTACATGAAAAGCCGCCCTTGCCCTCGTTGGCCTCAGAGTCCCACATCGAATACTCGTAAGTACGCAGCAAGGCTCGAAGCTTCACTTCTTTGGCAAAGATAAATCGCCCATCAAGAAACATCTTCCAGTCGCCCCGCACAAGGGTCTGACCGTCATCAGTCTCCTGATCGTAGTTGATGTTCAGGCGAGGCAGTCCGACCTTTTCAGTCGATCCACCGCCCTGACCAGTAAGTTTCATCATATCCTCGACATTGTCACTCGACATTGCCGCTACGATATTGTCCAAGTCGTTATCCATCATATTTACTATTTCTGTCCCTAACATGATCTCGCGATCTCCTTTACGTTAGAATGGTTGTAGATTGATCTTACTAATCGACTACAGTCAAGTCAAGCCAATTATCGCCCATTTTTATCTCAATCTCGACAGGCATGTCGTATTCTATGCCGTACCGACGCATCGTCTCTTCAGGCAGCGATAGCATAGCCTCGCGCATCAGTCTGACAACAGTATCCTTTTCATCAGGATGACAGTCGATCACGATGGAGTCGTGTACTGTATTGCATATCACCGACTGCAGTTCGTTTGCCATGAATAGTTTGTCGAGCCGAACGAGAGCAGCGGGCAACAAGTCCGCAGTTGCGAACCCCTGCACAGGATAGTTGCATATGTTTGTGCGGTGTGTAGCTGTGCCGTACTTTGTCCACCGCGCATCGGGAAACGCATACTGCCTGCCAGACGGAAGGGTGATTACTCGCCGTTCAACGGCCTCTCGCTGCAGGTCTTCATGCCAGAGGGCTACACCACCATACTTCTCCTTGAAGGCTCTGTAGTAGCGTTGTTGGGCCTCTGTGCCCGTAGTGCCACCATAGAGAGGCTTGAAGGTGTGTGCCTTCGCTTCTTGACGAGAGCAGCCTATCACCCCTGCTGTGTAGTTGTGTACGTCTGTACCAGCCCTCACGTCAGCATAGGCTTGTTCGTCGTGGGCTAGAAATCCTGCCACTCTGAATTCGAGTTGCGAGTAGTCGCCCTCAATGATCTTGCCGTTCTCAAAGCGGCTCTCGACAACCTTGCGTATCTCGAAGGTATTACCACGTGGCATATTCTGAAAGTTCGGGTTACGAGACGAAAGGCGACCCGTCGCCGTAACACACTGCATAAATTCCGGATGTACAATTCCGTGGTCATCGACATTGTTTTTCATCCCCTCTACAAAGGTTCCCAAGTACATGCGAAGAGCGTTGTAGCGTACGTATGCTGATGCGAAGTCACGGGCCGGACCCGACAGTTCGAGTTCACGTTCAGCCAGTGTATCCTTGTCCGTCTTGAAGCCAGCAGCAGCCACGTCACGCACGTTGCGCGGCACCACCTTGAAGCCAGCCACCTGATTTGTCGGACGATAGACCACGCCCTTGCCCTCACAAGCCTTGCAGATACGTGGTGCCTTGCTTGGTGTGCCGTCTTTACGTACGAGGTGTACACGCCCGAAACCCAAGCATCCTGCACACTTCTCACCAATTGTTCTATATACGACATCGGTGTTGTTGCGTACAAACAGACGAAAGTCTTTCGGTGACATGCGAGTGCGTTGCTTGGGCTTCATCGTAGCACCACGCCGCTCCATGCCCAAGTTGAATATGCTCGACCACGTCTTCTTGTCTTTTACCTTGCGTGAGTAGAGCAACATCGACCTGTCATCGGGACTGGTCAGGCTAATAGGTGTGTCACCCATAGCCTCACGTGCCATGTCGTTGAGGCGTAGTTCGAGTTCGTCGAATTCGTCCTGATACTGCTTCTCTATCTGGTCTAGGGTATCTAGGTTTATGCGTAGTCCGTTTCGTTCGATACGGGCCAGCGTGTCAGCCATCTCAAACGACAAGCGCAGTGTCGGTAGTAAGTCGTTCATTGTATAAGTCCTCGAATGTAGTGCCAAAGGCATCCAGTTGTTTGAGTGCGACCTGTTCG